ATTCGCATTGATGTGATTTGCCCACCCGACACCATCCGTTTTGTGGATGAAATAGAGGTGGACAGAATCATCTATAAAGAACAAAAAGGTCCCGAATGGTATCGCAAGACCATGACGGTTCTTTGGTTGGTGGTGTCCATTCTGGTCATCATGTGGGCGATGAGGTTGACAAAATAGCGCAAAACGTACAATCGGGCGACCGATTGTTTTGTTGTTGTGGGGACGTTCTTTCGGACGTCCCTTTTATTTTTTTTAAAAAACTTTGTCCACAATTTGTGAATTCAAATTATTGTTGTATGTTTACACCATCGCAATGAAGCGGTAACAAAAAACAAAGACATGGAAAATTTAACTTTAACACAAATTATTGAAAAATTGGAAATCTGGATTGAAGATGTCCAATTTGATTTGACACAAGATTGGAACGAAGAAAAAGAATTGATGTTGGTTCAATTGCAACAACTAATCATTGCGAAATCAAATCTTGAATTGATTTTGAAAACGGGCAATCAAATTTTACGTTCTTCAATACCTAAATAAAATCAACCAGAATCAAAACAAGGGAATCCATCGGGTTCCCTTTTTTTATGCCATTAAAAAAACCCAAACGTTCCAAATGGGTTCGTCTGGGTTTTCACACAACAATTCGTTAAGAGCAAGAGAAACGATTGTATTTTTATGAAAAAATTTATTCTTTAATTTGTCTATGTGTTCTGCCCCCGCCCCGAGGGGCAAAGCCACTTAGCCAAATTAAAATTTTTGTGAGTGAATGTCAAGATTTGGCGTGGTGAATTATTATTGGATTATTCACAATTATTTTTGTTCACATATTGTGTATTTAAAATATTCGTTATATATTAGCATTGTTAAACAAAAACAAAGACAAAATGAAAACAACAATTTTCGCAAAAACAAAATCAAACGGATTAGGAATCGAAAACGGAAACGCGGTTTCAGTTGAATTGAACAGATACGCTTTTGGATATTGGCGTATGGCTTGGAATGGAAATGCGCACGAATACGAATTATTAGTAAACGGGAAAGTTGCATGTACTTTTACAATGTCACTATCAAAGGCGAAAAGATACGCCGAAGATGTATTGATGAAAGAGTGGATAAACGCAAATCCTTGGTAAATAATCCACCCACGAACCCACCGCCCCGCACTGAAACAAATGCGGGGATTTGGTGGTATAAAACAAAGAGCAAATGAAAAAGTGGATTCTTAAAAACTACCCCCCAATCGTTTTGACAATTGTGGCATTGATGGTTTTTGTGTTGATGGCTGGATTGCTTTCCGCAATCAACCACATCACGACGCCAGATTTGCCAATTCAATATCAATAAGATTCGGAACGACGCCCCGAATCAACACAACAATGATGGCGTCAATAACATTTTTCAATTATGGCAAAAGTAGATTTTGCAAAAGGACACGGAACCATTTTGTCGGGTTCCGTGAAGTATGCCCGAATGACCAACGAATCGGGACCCGACCAGATGTCGGAAAAGTATGGTTGCGACCTTGAGTTGGACGAAGCGTCCATCAAGCAATTGACCGACCTTGGAATTTTGGACCACGTTCGTGCCAAAGACCCGCAAGGAAATTTCAAACATGACGTTCCCGTTGTGAAGATTAAGTCCATCAACATCCCGAAAGCGTATTTGGCCAACCGCCAAACGTTCGACGGATTGATTGGTGACGGAAGTACAATTCGCGCCAACGTGTGGATTAAGAAATGGGAACACAAAGGGAAAAAAGGTTTGTCCATCTGGTTGTCGGCTTATGTCATCACCAATTTGGTTGAATACGCCGTGACCGATTCCGACGCCTTGTTTGAAGGGTTGCCAGATTTACCCGAATTAACGGACGAACAATCCGCATCGGTTACATCGAACAAACCGCAAGTGGCCACGGCGTCGCAAGCGTTTGACGACGATGATGACGATTTACCATTTTAATTCTTTGAGTTATGAACGTTAGACCAATTATGATGATGGAAGAAATGGTCAAGGTGTTGCGCGACGAATACAATGTCAACGCAATGGAAAAGACCAGAAAAGAAGCCGTCGTCATTCCACGGGCGGCGTTGTTCAATGTGTGTCGCGGATATTATTCCGCGACGCAAATTGGCCAATTCTTTGAAAAGAACCACGCCACCATTTTGCACCATTTCAAAAATCACGAATCATTCATGAGGTTGCCGCAATACGTTGAAATCTACGAACGATTGATGGAAGTGTTGGCGGAATATGATGACCGCGCAAGGCACGCGAAGAAGGAACGCGAGTTGCGAAAAGAACAGATTCACGAATTGACGGAACAAGTCGATGAACTGCAACGTGAAAATGAATCGTTGCGTGAAAAGTTGGACGCCTATGTTTAAAAGGATAATTCGAAAGAGGCGTCACAAAATGTTNGTGGAACGATACATNGTNGAATTGCAATGGGATTCATTGAACACGATGTTGGTGGCCAGCGCAACGCAATGGAACGACGACGTTGTGAACCTACTGAACAACAACGCGCGATTGATTAGGAAATACCAACGCCGCAAAAGGTGGTTGAAATTTTAGAGCATGGAANGATTNACAACATTCAAAGAGGCCATCAAGTTGGTGGCCTTGTATCAAGCGACANTGGAACAGATGGACACGATGAAGGGAACACGATTGTATCGCCAGAACATCAAAAAAATGATGGGGCGGTTGGAAACGGAAATCGAACGGGCGATTCGCGGTCCATTGGGCGCGTTGGATTCCACGGATGAAGAATTGATGACGACGATTCAAGGTCAAGTGGAAATGATTTTGAATTTGTCATTGGAAGAATTGGTCGCCATGAAAATGGTGGTCGATGAACACCGCGAACCCGAACGCCAAATCGCTGGTGTTGATTTTGGGGATGCGTTGGATAAGTTGTCGAACCTTTAATACCGAGAACGAATGAATGAGCAAGAGAAAGAAACAAAGATTTTATTCTACTTATTAGTGTTTACGATAGCGATGTTTGCATTAAGTGTATTGGCTTTAGTCTATGTTTATGTACACCCGACAATCACTTTGAAATGAATTGCAATTGCCCCAATAAAACGACGACCATGATTGAATTGTGTTATCGTGATTTAAAAGAAAACGGAATCGAAAAAGATTGAACAATGACAAAGACAAAATTTATCCAAATGCTGGAACAACACGATTGGCATTTCGAACGAAGCGACGACCATTCGAAATGGCGTCAAGGAATGGAAGAACGGAAACGCATCATGTCCGCAAAAATTATATTGGGCGCGGTTGGTGTATTACTATTCGAAGAACACCGCAAAAAAAACAACGCATGATTTCTATGATTGTACCAGAAGAACAACGCGCACGGATTTGGAAATATTTGGGGCGTCACAACCTTGGAAACCGCGGTCGGTTTGACGGGTCACGGAAAGACCAATACATTGGTTTATTGGGTGAATATGTCGTCCGCCAATATCTTGGAATTGATGTCGAAGAATACCGAAGCAAAGAAGGGTTCGACGACGGCGTGGATATTGTCGCAAGCAATGGAATGACGATTGACGTGAAAACGATTGCACGCGGTATAAATCCAAAACCACATTTTGACGTCTATATTTTAGAAACGCAAAAAACCTACAACGTCCACACATACGTTTTTTGCAGTCACAACACAAAGACCAACGAAACGACGATTTGCGGATGGCGGTCCAAAAAGATGTTTTTTGAAGATTCCACATTCATGGCAAAAGGCGAAAAGAAGATTCGCGACAACGGGTCGGTCTTAACATATCGTGCGGCGGCTTATGATTTGAGGATTTCACAATTGCACCAGATAGAAGAATTAAACAGAATAATAAATCAAGGAACATGAAAATCAAGAATGTTGAACAAAGGTCACGCGAATGGTTCGAAATGCGTTTGGGTGTCATTACGGGTTCGCGATGTGCGAACATTTTCAAGTCAAACAATTTGACGTTTGTCGATGAGTTAATCGCCGAACGATTGTCGGGCGAGATTATAGAATCACCAACAACGCAAGCGATGCAACACGGCATCATGATGGAACCCGTGGCGTTGGATGAATACAGAATGAGAACGGGAAACGATGCAAGGGAAATCGGTTTTTGCATTCACGACGAACATGATTTTTTGGCCATCAGTCCTGACGCGTTGGTTTATGAAAAGGACGTTATAATTGGTGGCGTGGAAATCAAATGTCCATCGACGAAAAAGCACGTTGAATATTTGAGAATGAACAAGATTCCCGCACAATACAAAGCGCAAGTGATGCACTATTTTATTGTGATTGATTCTTTGCAATGGATGGATTTCGTTTCGTTCGACCCGCGCATTCAAAAAAAATTGTTTATTTTCCGAGTTCATCGCAACGACCCAGACGTTGAAATGGAAATTGAAATGCGTAAAATGAAATATTTGGAATTCTGGAATAAAGTTCAAAAATATGAGCGACAAATCACCGAATGATTTCGACCGCATTTGTTGGGAATTGGCCAAAGATTATTTGAAAGCCATGGACCGAACGCACATTTCAAGAATGATTGAACATTCTGCAAACAAAAGAATCAATAATGAATTGGATTCCTAAGAACCTAAAAGAGTTGGGCAAATTAGCCGACGAACTGAAAGCCGAAAAACACCCGATGTTGCCACCACACGCATTGGTCAAACAAAGATTCAAAGACACCACCGCCAATGATTTGACAAAAACAATCATTTGGGATATGTACCACGTCCGCGGTGGCGTTGCGTATCGTATAAACAACGGCGCGGTGTACGATGTCAAACGCAAGGTGTATCGGAAGGGCGTCCAGCGAAAAGGGATTCCCGACATCATTGGCATCATTGACGGCAAGTTTTACGGCATTGAGGTGAAGATTGGAAAGGACAGACAATCCGCCGAACAAAAGGAAATTGAAAAGGAAATCAACGATTCTGGTGGCGTGTATTTCATCGCGAAAAGCTACGATGACTATTTGTCGAAAATCAAATGATTCACGACAACCATAAAAACGGCGCGTTGGCGGAATTGCGATGCGCGGCGGAATTGATTCAAAGGGATTGGCACGTTGCCTTTCCTTTTGTCCATCAATCGGAAGTTGACATGATAGCATTTCGCGGGAATCGTTTTGTGACGATACAAGTGAAGTCGGCGACATACATCAAGAAACACCACGCGGAAATCACTTGCATTTTCGACCAATATCAAAACGTTGATTTTGTCATCTGTTATGACGTGGTGAACCGCCGTTGGTTCATTTTTCCTTTTAAGGAATTAAAGGGGCGAAAGTCAATAACATTGACGCCCAAAAGATATTCGCGCAATTGTGACAATTGGGCGTTGATTAGATAACACACAACAAAGAGCAAAGAACGAATGGACATCAAAAAGATTGCCCACAAATATCGCGACCACGGATTTTCCCCGATTCCATTGGTTCGCAATTCAAAACGGCCATTGCTGAAAGGATGGCAACAACACGCGGAAACCCCGATTGAAGATTTCAGCGTTTTCGATAAGACCAATGGCATTGGCTTGGTCATGGGTTTCGATGGAATCCAATGTTTGGACATTGACGCCAAATATTTTGAGGGCGACGAATACGAAGAATTTAAAGGATTGATTGAGGACAACGCGCCCGAACTCATCAACAAAATGATTATCCAGCAAACGCAATCGGGCGGTTTCCATTGGATTTTCAAATGTTCGGAAATCGCGGGAAACGAAAAGTTAGCGAAGAATAGTAAAGGCGAAGTAATATTCGAAACACGCGGAAAGGGTGGTCAAATCGTTGTTTGGCCGACAAAGGGATATAAAATCCTCGGAAAAATCACCGACGTCGTTGAAATCAGCCCCGACGAACGGAACGTGATTTGGATGTGCGCCAAAATGATGGACGCCACCATTCCGCAACCCGAACCAATAAAGAATCAACCAACGGAATCGGTATTGGATAGCGATTCGGACGATTCAACGCCGTGGGGTGACTTTAGAGCGACGAACACCGCGTTGGATGTCTTGTTGCATTACGGATGGACAATCGTTCGGGAAAACGCACGAATGACGTATTTGTTGCGAACGGGCGAAACAACATCGGAAACATCTGGTGTCATCTTCAAAGATTCGGGTTTGTTTTTCCCATTCACCACATCCACACAATTCGAGGCGGAAAAGGCACACGACGCATTCCAATGTTTCGTTGTATTGGGTCACAATGGTGATT